GCGGCCGCTACCGCCTGTGACTCTTGCTCTAGCTGAGCCGCTTGCGCCGCTGCTTCTGCAGCTTGTTGCGCAGCTTCATGCTGAGCTAAAACCTCCTGCTCTTTTTCTTGTAGCGATTTCTCCTCACTACCAAGAGCTCTTACTTTAATTTCCATTGTATTAGATTTGTTGCAAAGTTAATACTTTTTTTTATTTAGGGCCGAAGGCATCTAATGCGAATCCATCAAGCGTATCCTCAGTCGACTCGAAGTTCAATGGAGGGAGATTATTCTTCCGCTGATTAATCAATTCAGACTGTTGAGTGTTCTGCTTACTGATGCGCTCATCCTTGGCTTTTTCACGCTTATCTTCTCGCTTCATCAATAAGTCAGCGTCAACACCTTTCAACTGCATATTGTAATTGAACTCCTCAGCCATCAACATACGCTTAGCCTCTACCTCAGCATTCATTCTAGCAATGTCAGCCTGAGCCTGAATCTCAACAAGCTTAGCCTTGGTCTGCATCTCCATCTGCATCTTCTGCATTGCAGTCTGAGCAGCCAACTCCTGACTCTTCAACTGCTGCTGAGACATCATCGCTTGCTTCTGCATCTCCATCTGCTCACGCTTCTCCTGAGTACGAACACGCTTCACCTTCAACAGCTGATTAGCAAGCTTCAAGTTCTTCAACTCACGAATGTCAATAGCATCCTCAAGATTAATGTCACCTTTTGACAACGCCATTTGGATATTGGCTTCAAGCTTAGCCTTATCCTCTTCATCAGGAGACACCTCAATAAAGATTCCGAAGTCATAAACATACAAATCCTTAATCTCATTAAGAATAGATACATTGTACTTACCAATCTTATTAATGAAATCCTCTTTGAAGTCGGAGTATTCTAAGATGTCTGCAACACGATAGGTCAATGCCTCTGACAATGTTCTAAACATAAACAAAGAGCCGTCCAAGATATGACGTGTAGCAGTGTTTGAATTAAGCGCTGCGAGCTTCTGTAAGCCAACTAAAGAGTTCGGGTCAGGTGTACTGCCATCACGAGCCTCATTGAGCCCTGTGACGGTTCTAATCATCTCTAGGTAGTGATTGTAATTAGCAATCAACATCTGAGTTTTAGAAGCTCCTGAGTTGGAGTTTAACTCCTGAATAGGAACACGTGCATTATTAAACTCTCCGTCTTGTGTATAACTGCGGCCTACCACACTACCCGTTTGGAAATACAAACGAAGTGCATCCTCAGGAGTATAGGCAGCGCCATTCCCCAAGTCAACTTCATTCAAGCCATCAGCATCAATGAATACACCATCAGGTACAACACGAGAGATAACCTGCTGCAACTTCAAGTGAGTAATCTGAATCAAGTCAGCGAATGGAATCATTCTGCGAACCAACGAGTCAATGCTACCCTTGTACATACGAGGAGCAACAGCTACATAGTTTGGCATAGCATGCTGAGCTGAAGACTTAGGACGAACCATATTCTTCATCATCTCCCACTTCAACATGATATTAGTTCCCATCACCATGATACCTTCGTACCATACCTCAATGCGCTTCTCAATCTTCTCGAAGTTGCCCTCCTGCATTTTCTCTGCAGGCGGATTGAATGTATCTTCCTTCTCAATTACACGAGCACCACCGTTCTCAAGATTCTTTTTCTTATAAACAACCTTCTTAGTGGTCTTGTAATTGAAGTACATAAGCGTACAAGTGTCACGATAGAACAAGCTATCCTGATAAAACTGAGCTACGTTAAAGTAGTCATACCATGATTGACTGTACTTAGACACTTCCTCCATTTGCTCAGGAGTAATGGTCGGGTCAATCTTAACTAACTCAGTAATAGGGATGGTCTTAATCTCACCCCAATAAAAACAATCTCTAAAATATGGGTCTTCAGTGTAGCTATACACCACATTCGCAGGGTCAACATAAGTCAATTCAACTCCTGAACCTTTTAAAAACTCATGCTTAGCAACGCCAATCCCTAACACAGTTAGGTCATAGTCAATTCGCTTGCGCAAATCATAGTAATGGTTCTCTTCTAAAATGGTATTGATAGCCTCTTCTTCAGCAATCTCAATAGCAGGCTTATAGTTAAGCTGCATGTACAACGACAACTCTTCGTCATTGTTAGGCAGTTCGTCAGGGTTCATCATGAACGGGTCGAAGCCTGTCTTCTGCTGAACAATAGACAAGATTTCTTTACCCGCCATCTGCGTCTCAATCATCTCCTGATACTTGTTACGCTTAGATTGTGACATGGCATCTTGAGCAGTAGCCTTAACCTTGAACATACGGTCAGACATGCCATTAACAACAATGTCAACAAACTTTGGAATGACAGGAACAGGAGTCCAATCAAGATTCAAATACGACAAGTCGCCATCAATAGCAAGCTCGTTCTTATACTTGCCAACAGGTTGCTCGCCACGTGCATATAATCTTCTGTGGTGATAATCTCTCCATTGGCTATAGAACCTACCATTTGTAGAACTATCTCTTTTGAACCACTCATACTGAATGGCTTGACCAACTTGCAACCCGAACTCTTCGGTATTCTTTACCGAATCAGGAACGAACTGATTTGGAAAAGTAGACTGAGCTATATTAATCTTTACTTCCTTCATCGAATCAATTGGCTTGTATTGCCATCATTACTATACCTTGCAAAGTTAAGAACTAATTTCTTATCTTTTTTCTCAGCTTGATACAAGTGTTTTTGATTAGCCATAATCGCTAATCCCGAACTGATAGAAGCATCATACTTCGTTCTGTTGTTGATATCGAACTTAGCCCAATCCTCAAGAGTCCTCATGAACGGCATGTCTCCAATTTCCGCAGGGTCTCTATATTTGCCTGAGAGGTCAAACCCAACATACTGTTCTATGTACGATTCAATTGCAGCAGCATGTGCTTGGCGCACATCTTCTGATGAGTTTGGAATACCACCAAGCTCACGCTCCGTAACCGATAACTTTGCAATCGGCTTGTCAGGTCTATTCATGGAGTATCCACGGTATCCCCTGTTCTTCAAGTGGTATAAGAGTCGAGGCTTATTGTTCTCAGCGAGGACAGGCATACCATAAAATACCAATGCCATAAGTACATCTTCAAAGAATATCTCTGCAGTCTGAGGACGAGCGATATACTCTAAGAAGAAATGATTAATCGGCCCTTCATCCATGTGGAATTTAGTCATCCCGTGCAGCGACCCATTTGAACCACGTCCGTCTGTGACAGCAGAGATGTCGTAAGAGTCGCACCCAAATGACCCCATGTGTTCATTTGCAGGATACTTCATTCCATTCCTCACAATCATTCGGTTCTGATACCCCGCAGGAGGAAACCAAGAGACTAAGAACCTGCCCCTTTGGTCAGGCGTGAAGATAACTTCACTATCAGGTTTCCCTCCCCTCCAACTGAAACTTCCACGGGTCAAGTGTTGAGCTTCAATCCTTGACTCGTTGAAGTCAATCTGCTGATAAATCTTAGTCAAGCTAAACAATGCTGTCTTACTCTCATCCCTAAAAGCATGAGACTCAGTCCGAGGGAACTGACGGTAGTATTCATTCAACGCATCAGCGTCATTCTTCAATGACTCTACCTCAGCCTCCCAATAATCAATAGCCCCGTTGGTAATCTTCTCACCATCAACACCCATGATAAAATTCTCAGGCTTCCTGAGCACAGGCATACCATACCTATCAATGAATCCCTCCATATTCCACTCCATCGGAATGAACAAAGAGTATAATCCACTCTTGGTCTGACCATTTCCATTTCTAGTATGCACGTTTGAATCGTAGTACAAGTCTTTGAAGTTACTACCACCTTTGGCTAGTGCGTTACAGGTAGACCCCATCATACACTTACCAATAATCTTGCTACCAATCCTAAGACACGTCTTTGTTACACGCCAATTGTTCTCAATGCTATTGGGCTTCAACCACTTACCGCTCTCGTCATGAACCAAAAGCTTAAGCTTCTCCCCGTCATAAGAGTTATCATCCGTGTTCTTCCAATCTATCGTGGTGTTCAGACCATCAATCACATCGTCGTCATTCACCGTTGTCATGTTCTTGCGTGTAATCTTCGATGCAGGAATACGATAGGCAAGCTCAGTCTTCGGCTTGTCCATACCATCCATGATGGGACGAAAGAAGAATGGCAGCTTACTATTGATAGGAACAATCTTATCGGTGAACATCTTCTTGGCATCAGGCCCTGTCTTTGATAGCACCCCAACCCTTGCATTCTTAGAGATAGTTCCAACATTCACAGACTCAGACGCTGACATAAACGAGAACCCCGAACGACGAATCTTTAGATACACCATCCCAAAACACCTGTGGTCTGCCTTGCACGCTTCCCAAAACAACCAAAGGATTCTATTGGCCTCACGATAGTCAGGATAACCAACGTCAATACTAGACCACTGCAAGTACATGTAGTGAGACCCCGTGATGTACGTCGGCACTCCGTTATTCATAAACCAATAACCTAGCTCACGGTAATCAAACTCACGCTCAATATATCCTACCCATCGTGACTTAAACTCAGACGGCATATCGTTCCATTGGAAGATAGACTGAATGCGTGTTAACTCTTTGGGTAACTGACGGCGCTCCCAATACTGCTCAGACGGAGCAGATGACCTGCGCTCTATATCCTTCGGAGCTTCAGGCAAAGCAATCGCTAACCCTCTGATATTGATAATATCACCAATGCACCCCGTCTTCGAGATAACGACCATGTCGTAGTCCTCGTTGTAGCCGTACTTCCAACTGCGAAACTTATTCTTACTTTGGATTACTTTGTCAGGAACGTAATTACTTAGAACCTGTATTAGCTCGTCTTTCGGCAAAGCCTTGCTTTGAGTCTTCATAACTTATTCCTTTACGTTCCATGTCAATAGCTTCCTCTTCAGCTTGAAGCCTGTTTAATATCTCGAAGGCATCGAACAATGCCAACTTCTTAGTAGCTGCAGCATTCTTCAACTTGTCCGCAGACAAGTCCTCTTCGCTGTTATTGATAATTTTATCACGGGCTACCTCGATTAACTCATCGACAGCGGCATAGCCCGCCTCAATAATCTTTGATTTAATTTGTAACTTATCTCTCATTTGATTCTAAATTTTTCATACTTTCCTTTTGACAATGGGTTGTTAGGAGCTACCCTCATATAGGTAGTAAAGTTGTCACCAACAACAGGTATCAAATACCATGCGTCATAGTCAAACACGTACACCGCAATCTCGTCAACAGAACTCTTACTATATCTCTTCTCGCTCTTATTGCCATGATTGATATTAACCACATAGCAATTGCCATGTGGCGCAAAGCAATTGGTAGACTTTACCTGAACACGACTGACAGTGCCTGACCTATCAACAATGAAGTCATAATTGCACCCATCCATGATTGGTTTAGAAACAATATGACCTTTCTCAGTACATAATAATAAGAACTTTATCTCTGCAAGATTACCTGCGATTATGCTCATGTTTGCAAATATAAATAAAAAACCCGCATGTTTCACAACAGACGGGTTTCAATCTAACCAAAAACAAACAATATAGAAAACAGAAAAACCTTTTAACTTCCGCAACCGAAGCACTCATAAGGAGAGTCGCTCGGCTTTTCAGGAGCTCCAACGCTTGCAAGCAAACGCTTAATCTCCCCAATCTCAGCTTGAATATCAAACTGCTCATCACTCAATTCACCTGTCAACTGAGATTCAAGGTGCTTGAGTTTCCAATTAAATGCTTCAACATCTTCAGCATCAGTCGGCTTCAAGTACTTGCTCATAGTTTCATCGTGATTTGATGGTCAAATATACGATACATTTTCTTATCGTCCAAATAAAATTCGTATTCGCTGTTAGGAGTAAATGAAATTAAATCACCTTTATTGATTCCCTTGTCCATAAGATACTCATTGGGGTATTCCATTACGCCAATGAAATCAGTATCTTTAGCGTAGTTCTTCAACGACATACCTTCATCCATTTTCGTTGGAGATACAAAGCAATATTTACTATAAGCATTCCACTCTCCATCCTTACAATACATAAAGAATTGGTCAACGTCAACAAGGAACATGTCATCAAATAGATAACTGCGTCCGCTCCTGCGCCTCCCCTTCATATCATTGTAGAACTTAAATACATTATGATGAACTAATAATAGGTCTCCCTCAGCAATCGGCCCATCATACCACAATGGCGTAGATACAACTACAGCTTTGCGATTGGATACTTTGAAATCTTCTTCCGAAGAAGATAAGAAAAAATCAACGCCACCAATAGACTTTTCATTGTCATAGCGCTTACCACCTAATGGCTTTACGATAAAATAGAATGGTGATTTCATTTAAAAGTTTATGTTATACTCAATTACAATCGGCATCATCTGCGTAAATTCCTTCCACAAAAATACTTCCTGATTATTGTTTATAACATACACCTCAAAAGAATTTTTCAAGTTGTTAAACTTTATTAAATGAATCTCATGGGAGCTATCAAGCACCTTCTGACCCATGATGTAATGCATCGCACCACCCTTATAGTCAGGCCCAATAGCTATCTTCCTGATATTCATTATGGTAATACTACTGAAATAGCACCAATAGATGCATTGTAATATATATCTCCAACAGTCAATCCACTACCTTGACTTGCAGCTTCTGCATTAGCGAACTGAGGGATATTAATGACATTAATCAACTCAGTCTTAATCTCAGTACGTCCATTGAAATCTATACCATCTTGCTCAACAACCCCACTTGTAAAAGTAAGATTGCTATTACCACCGCCAATATTTAAATCGCCTGTGAATCTCAATCCTCCTGTTGTTGACATTAGCCCTGTGAAAGTGGCTGTAGTTCCTGACACAGCGCCTGAAGAAGATAGACTAGCAACACTACATGCCCCATTTACCTGAGCAGTCTGAGTAACCATAGCTCCATTGTTCAGAATGCTCTCAGATTCCATCTCACCCTGAACTACAATGTCACCTGATGTAGTATTACCTGCAGCAGTAACCTCTGCCAATGTCTTAGCAGGAACTGCCTCAGCAATATAATCAGCCAAGTCGCCAACTGTAAAGTTCTTGGTAGAGCTATTAGTGGAATCTGTGCCAATAAGCTTATCGCTACCTGAAACGTCCCCATCAACAGGGTATGTGCTAATCTTTCCCATTATGTAAGTGTCAATAAATACAACGTATTGTTAACCAATCCCAACATCTCTTGCATAATGTTCTGCAAATCATCAGGATAGTTTGGCATCTCCGCCTCTAGCGTCTGCTGCATCATCTTCATGTGAGCAACTGCATCCTCAACCTTAGACTCAGGGATGATAATCTGCAATCTCTTGTTACGACCGAAGTACTTCTCAATGAATGAGTCAGTCAAGTCCAAGATGCTGTCATAGTAATGCCCTAATGCCTTGTGTTCGGCAAAAGATGAAGTATTTAAATGCGCTAAGTGCATTGTATCACGGGATTGAAACAAAAGTCCCATGAATTTTTGTGGAGTCATTGCCATTATTTCTTTTCTTCGTAGGTTATCTCACCTGTTTTTAAGTTAATGATAGCATCTGCCCCGTACTTCTCAATGAGAGACTTCTCTTGAGCGTCAAACTCACGCTTCATTGTAGAAATATCGTTAAGCAACATGCTCTTTTGAATCTCTAAGTCACCTAATCCCATCTTTGCCTTGGCAAAATTGGTATTCAACTCGGTCAATAGAGATAATTCTTGTTCAGTTAAGTGTGTCATTGGATTTTATTTTTTTACAAAGGTATCAAATTTTTCTGAGAACCAAAACAGCAAGCGCTAAAAGTACAAATCCCCCCACAATAGAGAAAATTAACCACTTCTTCCACGCTTCGTCGTCCTTATTTTGGGCTACTTCACCCTTAGTCACCACCTCTTGCACCTGTCTGATGGTCTGCTCACGCAATCTCACCGTGTCATACACGGTCTTCGTCACAATTTTCACCGAATCACGTAGGTATCGGTACTCATGTTTGATTAATTGCTTCGATAACCGCACCTGCTGTCGGGTACTAAGCCCATCTACAGGCAGAATAACACGATTTGTCTGCATATAAACAGTACCTGTGGTGTCATCAATAGGCTCATGCAGGTGAATCTTCCTGCAACATCCCGTTAATACCAACAAAAGAAGCAAGTGTTTCATTTCGTTTCGCTCTGACCTCGTTTTAATTTGGATTGAATGCTATCGTAAAGGCTGTATCCGTACAAAATCTTGAAGCTCTCGTCAATACTCTTCAACTCAACCATGGCAATCACGCCAACGATAATCTTTGAGTATGGAACAGAGCCGTCCATTACGTACTTCTCAATCATAAAGACCGTAAGCACCGCTAAATTGTACAGCAATATCTTTGAAATGGAGTGTCCCATCTTGCGAGATGATATTTCCTGCTTTGACCTATACGCACGATAGATGCCAAAGATAAAATCACAAGCAATCAGGATACTTACCGTCGCAAATAGAGGAACAATTGGCGACAACACAGCACCAAGAGCAATAGCAACATTAATCAGCCACTGCTTCATACTGAATCTCTTTGTAAGGCCCATTACCATCTGACTCCCAAAGGCGATAGCCTTCTTTCATCATACCAACTGCTCCCTCGTATGTCAAACCATACGTCATATTCATTTCTAAATCACTAACAGCGTATATCATGGTTTAATAATTTCAACGTAAGCACACTCTACTGTAAAAGAACCTGAAGTCCCTGTCGTAGCATTAAAAGAAAATACAATATTTGATGAATTAATATTAGGAATTGTTATAGATGATACCGCTGCACTATTTGTTCCATAAACAGTTAATGGAACCGGATTAAATCTCATCGTAGTAGCCGAGGTTACTACATAGATTCCCTCAAACTGAGCTACCGCAACAGAAGCTCCAATTGAAGCCCCAGATGCGATGAAAGCACCCGCAGTACCCGCAGTGCTAGCAACCCTAATCCTAATAGATTTTGTAGCAAGAGTACTCAATGTATAGTAAACATTTACCTTAATGATATCACCAACGGACAATGAACCTGATGGTACAGTCAAAGATGCTATTACAACCTCAGAAGTTACAGCAGCATTGGTATTTGTAGAAGTCGTTCTCGCTGATGAGATAATCTCACTTGGCATTACATTGGCAGAAAACGTACCCGTAGTAATCTTACTTGCGTCCAATGACGGAACGTCATCAGCAACAATATCTCTAAACGATACTGTCCCATCTAAAATCTTAGTAGCTGTATCAGTGCTGATAGCGTTCTGCTTAGAATCAATCTGAGACTGAATATTAGAAGTTACCCCATCCAATCGCTGAAGCTCAGCATTAGAAAGGACAACAGCATTATTACCAACTCTTAAATTTACGTCCAATCGTAATGACTGAGGCACATACACTTGACCACTCAATCTGTTTAAGTAAAGAGCAGAAGACTGAAGCACACCCGCATCATTGTAGAAATTGAATGATAAGTCCTGAGCAATGTCATTAACAGCAATATGCCATCGGCTTAGGTTATTAGACTTAAAAGAAATTTCTTTTAGCCCATCTTCAAATCGAGAATTTAAAACCCAATAAGAAGAATTACTTGAATTGCTATACAATGTTATACCTGACATTGATGCCGCTGAAGATTCTCCTAACATTAAAGCAGAAGTAAATAACTTACTACCTGTAATTACTTGTTCAGATGTTAAATCAACAAGACCATCAATCCCCAAGCCACTTGCCAAAGAAGTAGTATCACTTCTAAAGTTTACTGTGCCCCTATACCCCACCAATTGGGCAGTGCCATTTGGAGCTTCAAATGTAAAATCAGAAAACTTTATATTCGGCATATTATCAGCTAATTAAAATTACGTATGCAGTCTCGCAAGTACAAGTATCTCCTGAAGCAGCCTTCTGACCTGTTACTACAAATACAATTGGCTGATTGAGGTCAACAGTCAAGCTAATCCCTGCAGTAGTAGAAGTTCCATACCCACCTGCAGTGCTAGTATTCCCAAATCGTAATGTAGTTAAATTAACAACTGTAGCAATAAACTCAGTCTGCAAAGATGCGATAGTATTTGCAATGGCTGTGCCTGCCGCAGGAAGAGATGTTCCTGCTATATTCGTCTGATGCAAGCGGACAGTCTTAGCACTGCCTGAAAGGTTGAATGAGAATAAGTATCCAACTTTAATAATATCACCAACGGATAATGTCCCTGCAGGAATTGTCAAAGTCTGCAATACAGTCTCTACAGTGGTTGCACCAACTTCTGCCGCTGATGCAGCCATAGACACCGCCCTTGTAATCTTTGGCAATAATGACGTTGCAATTGTCCCTGAAGTAATCTTACTAGCATCTAAGTCAGGAATGTCAGAGGTAGTTAATGTAGCCCAAGACTTATTCCCTTTCCAAAACTGAGAGGCAGTGCCCGTTGCAATGGTAGGCTCTTTACCGTTCAATTGGGTTTGAATGTTGGAAGAAACACCATCTAAATACTGAAGCTCAGTGTTTGAGATTGTCATAGCTCCTGCATTCACAATCAAGTCGCCATCCAATCTCAAGTCCTGAAAAACTCTAACGTGACCTGTACTTCTAATAATACTTAATGCATTCTCAACAAAAGCTCCGCCATCATCATATCTTGCAAAGTGCAGATTCTGCCCCGCATTACCACCTGTCTCAGTTCCCTCAACGTGCAGCTCCCATCGCTGTGAGTCGCCCGCTCTAAAAGAAATAGCTTTTAAAACTGAAGACGTGGCAGAGTTGAACACCCATCTCGATACAGCGTCAGCCGTACTATACAACTGAATGTCGGAAGTGACAGTAACAGAAGGAGAAGTCCCCACCAATAATGGTGAAGAAAATCGCTTGCTGCCCGAAATGGTTTGTGTCGTTGACAGCGTAACATAGCTACTCAAGCCTAACGCTGTAGATAGCTGAGCTAAACTGAAACGAGTATTTACGTTGGTATTACTATTGTAACCAACAAAAAACGAGTCTATACTTGGGGTATCAGAAGTGAACTGAGAAAATTTTACATTTGCCATTATGATTCTGCGATTATTTGGTCATCCAATTCAGTAACAATAAAGTCTACGCCATTCTGAGTAATCAATGGATTGTCAACAACAGGAGCAACAGGGCCTGTTGGCGTCGGGCCGCCCGCAGGAGACCCCTTAATTGTAATACCAATTGCTAGGTTTAACATATTACCAAATGGCTACAATGTTTGTTGCTGTTGTTCCTGAAGCAAACACCCTAAGAACTTGAATCGGGAAGTAAGAACCCGCAAGCGTCCCGTTGAATGTCACATCATTGCCACCCTCAGTAAGAACTCTGACATTACCCGCTCCACCAATATACAATACCGCAGGAGTATTATTCTCTGCAAAGATTGAATAAGATTTTGATGTAGCTGTAAAAATATTAGCGCTCAATCCAAGAGTGTTCGCTGCTACAGAAGTAACTCTAGCGCAACTGCCATCAGTTGTATTATAAACAATTGACCCAACTTGAATCTGAAGAGTAACAAAGTTCTTTCCACTGTCTACTA